TTGGTTCGATAACGGAAATAATTATTTGAATCTGCGTATAATTCTAAACCTACACCATCATACGCGGTACTAGATGCCGTCATAGCAGAACCAGACCAAAGTAAAAATCCAGGATATCCAGCATTAAAACCATCATATCCTAATGATCGTACGAATCCAGAATTTTTATATCCGCTAATTGCAATTCCACTTTCTAATGAATCTGCTACATACAACGATCCAGTTAACATGGAATAATCTCCATCTACATAACGATTCCCACCTTGCCAACTTATATTATTTATGTAATTTATTTGTTTACTTTTTGCGCCATCTGCGTTGTAATATTCAACTTTAAAAGAATATTGTACGTTTGATTTATGCTGAGTAGGAACTAAACTTCGTATTCTGGTATATGCTGGTGTAAATCCGCGGTCATTATCAGTTGTAGTTCGTATATCTGATATTTGCCATTCACCACCTTTAATTAAAAATATTAATACACCAGACCCATTTTCATCAGCATCAAAATAAAATGTCTGATCATCAAATCTTTGTGAATCATTATTAACATATAAATCACCAATTTTTTTACCAATCGATACCGGTAGTTCTTGATTGTAATAATCATTATAATCATATTTAAATGCACTACCAGAAATATAAACTAAAATATTTGGATTAGTATTTCCGGTTGCTGTAGTTTTTGAACCTACTGCGTCAATTGTTACTTTATACGAAGCTCCTTTAATAAACTTACCAGCTGCTGAAGATGTGGTTTGTAAAATATGTACACGATTTCTTGCAGATAAATCTGCGGCACTGGATATTTTTATTGAATTTGAAAGTTTTGTTGTATCATATGTTAAGGTTGGTGTAATTTGTTGTATTTTACCAGCATATGATGATGCTGTGTAATACGTATCAATTACGTTTTGCGATGTAATATCACCGATTGATTTATATGGCTCTATAGATGCTGTGCCCGTAACAAATATATCTGTTTCTTCTAATGCAATATCGTTAATTAATTCCCAAGCTCCAATCGTACCAGTATTATTTAAAAATACTTTTATACGAGAAACATCTCCAGATACTGGTTCTAAATTATCAATCTCTACCAACGCATATGATTCTGAATTTTGTGTAGTTACATATGTTGGTGTAGCTTCATACGATATTGTATAATCGGATAATCCAAAAGAATTATATGCATGCGGTAATATACTTTCAGTTGCAGATACTTTATATACGGTATCTAATAATATACTACTAGTAGATAAAACTTTTTTTATCGTAGTAGAATATGGTAATGTACTGAAAGAATAATATGGAATAGGTTGTGGATTATTTGGAGAAGCTACTGTTAATGTTCCTCCAACCATTTCATTATTAAATGATCCGCCAGATATAATTAATGCTGGCTGTCCGTTATTTGAAATGTATTGTACTTTTCCAGTATTATATGTTGGATACTGCGTAGTAGCATATACTCGATTTAATTGTACACCTATCTGTTCTTTAACAGTTACAGTTGGTAATGTTTCAAATATAATCTCAGAAACGTTTTCTAAAGTTGGATTAACCGGAATTCTTCTAGACCAACGTACGTTTGGTTTATCTTTCCATTCTGCTGGTACTGTTTGTCCGAATAAGGAGTTTGCGGTAGTTACTAATGTTACCAATGCATCGCCCGGAGACGTATCTTCGTATATGTAAATCGTTACAATTCTAGAATCATCTTCAGTTATAACCGATGTTACTTCGTTATATATAGGATTACCATTATAATCTAATACTTCAATATTTAAATAACTACCATTATTTAAATTATTTGGATGTCCTTGAAGTTTAAATATATTTTTACCGGCAGTTAAACGCAGTGGAAATTCAGTAATTCGGAATACTTCATCTGATGTTAAACTAGTGTCTTCGAAATAAACTGGAATGCTTCGTAAATTTCTATAGACTGGTTGTTTTTGTTTCATATGAACATTTATATTCTTTTAAATATAAATATCATACATGATGAATCTGGCTGTATTTATTAATTTTATTAATCTCTAATAAATTATCAACCATATCTCGCATAGAATCAACATGAGATATAATAATTGAAAAATCAAACTTAGTACGGAAATATTCAAATAAATTTACAACTGCAGAAATGTGTTCTTGATCTAAACTACCCCATCCTTCGTCAATTGCAATAAAGTTTGGACGAGGTAATGCAGAAACATTAATAAGTGCAATTCGAATAGCTAATGAAGATAAGAATCTTTCCATACCGCTTGTTAATTCCAATGGCCAAAAATTATCTTCATCATAAATTATATATCCGTTGATATTTTTTCCATCTGTTTGCAATACCATATTAAAATCAACAACTTGATTTAAAACATTATTGATTTCCATTTCAATTTTTGGAAGAGCTTTAGATATTAATTCATAAGGAACTCCATCTCTGCTAACAGAATTTAAATAATATTCATATGCTTTATATTCAATTTCTAACTGTTTATATTTATTCAATTGTTCAATTGCATTTTGTTTATTAGTTTTAGCAACTTCAATTAAACCATGTTTAGATTTAATTGTTGTTGTTATATCTTTTAATTTTTTTGTAATTTCGTCAATTTTTGTTTTATTTTTAGAAATTGTAATATCTAATGTTGCATTGTGATTAATTGCAGATTCATTTGCACGAAATAATTCTTGTCGTTCCAATGTAGTTTCTAATTCAGATTCTCTAGTTTGTAATTCATTTTCATGAACCTGTATTTGTAACTCACTTCTATCAATTTCTATTTTTTTAACATCTCGTTTAGTTTTTAAATCTACTAATAATTTATATCTCGTTTCTGAATTATTTAATGTTTTTATTTTTTCGTTTAATACATCAAGTTCAGAATTTAAATCTGTTAATATTCTATTATCTCCCGTAATCGTATTCTTAGCCTGTTCTGCATCTTGTACAAAAATGTTAGCTGTACAGTATTTGCAGTTCGGATCATATTCATGCTCGGTAAGATGATTAATCTTTTGTTGTTTTGCATCTATAATTCCTTCTGTATATTTTATTTTATCATTTAAATCTGTTTTAGATTTATTATATATTTCCAATTGTTTAACATCTTGTTCTAATAACAATTCATTAAACTTTTTTATTTCTTTTTTAATATTTTGTTGATCTTTTGTTAATGAATCTAAAACAGATTCTTCTGATTCTATAGATTTTTGTAAACGATCAATTAGTTTTATTAATTTATTTTCAGTATCTATTAATTCATTGATAGATGGGCCTGTATACGTTGTTGGTTGTTTTGACTCTATTAAACGTACAATTTCATCTTGAAGTTCATTTCTTTGTTCTTGTAATTCATTTTCTTTATTTTCTAATTCTATAATTGATTGTTGATTGCTAATAATAGTAGAATTTGAATCATTAATTAAAGAAGAAAAATCTGTTTTCTTATATTCTTTAAGTTTGCCTGCAGTTTCTTTAATTTCATCTGCAGCTAACTGATATAATTGTTCGAATACGGTAATATCTAAAAATTGTGATAGCAAATCTTTTCGTTCTCGTTGAGATTTTTCAATGAAATTATTATTATCTGCCTGTAATGAAAATGCAGTTAAAATAAAATCATCATATGTTCCTAAATAACGACGAATATTTTTATTTGTATCACTTCGCTCATCTCCGTTTAAATTTTCAGTATCTGTATAAAAATCAACATCTACTTTAACATGACCATCTCGTTTTCTTTCACCGGTACGTACAACAGTATACGTAGTACCGTTTAATTCAAAAACAAATTTACCTCGAAAGTTATTTTTTTTATTATTTAATACTTCGTGAGCTTTACCAGTTTTACTACATTTATCAAATATAGTATAAGTAATTGCATCTAATAATGAAGATTTTCCGCTTGTATTTGCCGCAAATAATCCTACTACATCAGATAAATTTTGAAAATTAATAACATTACCATCTCCATATGAAAACATGTTATCAAATTCAAAAGAAATAGGATGCCATGTAACATAACGTACTGAATCTAATACCGGTAGTTTTGAGTTTATGGTGCGATTAATATATCTAATCGCATCTATTTCCTCTGGAGTAGCCTGCGGATATTTTATATTAATATAATCAGTAATTAATGTATTTTGATATTCAGCATCACGAACATTACCAATTGAAATATTTGTATTTTTGTCTGAATTATTAATATCAGATTTTCTTTGTATTGATATATCTTGAACATGATATTTACTTCGTATCATGGTTATGACTTTTTTCATGTCAGCTGCTGATGTACCATTAAAAATAATACGTACGCGAGGTTTATTTGGAACACGAGTTGGACTTTTTATTAACTGGGTACCTTGTAACTCAAAAGTAACATAACCATACTCATTTTCAATTTCTACAAATTCAGCACTTTTATTTTTTATGTCCCAAACTAATAGTCCGTGCTCTAATGCTTCGCCATAATTTTGTTGTATGAGAGATCCGGGATATGCAATAGTTCGTTCTTCATTTAAAAATTGTGCTGGCTTATGTATATCTCCTAATAATGTAATATCGTGTCCATCAAAAATATCAGTAGTAACATGTTCATTTGATATAGTATACCCAATATCAGTTTTAGCTGAATTTACAGCGCCATGGTGTAATGCAATTTTATACTCGGCTTGAAAATCTTTTGCTGAAATATATTCTGATGGAGCAACATCAACAGCCATATGATTAAAAACAACACCGCCTAATTCAAATAATCCATTTTCTTTTACAAAAATAATATTTGGATTATTAATTACATCCAGTACTGGAGATACGGCATCAATACGATTTAAATTATTTAAATTCATATCATGATTACCCAGTATAACTACTGTAGGTATTTTAAAGCCATTAAAGAAATAAACAAGCATTTGTACTAATTCTGGAGACATATCTAGTTTTGCATGAACTATATCACCGGTAATTACTACAATATCATTTTTTGTACATGTGCTATCGATATATTCATATAATTTATTAAACACATCTCGATATTCAGTATGTCGTTTTAATGTACGAATATGAATATCTGAAACATGATAAATTTTATTAATCTTACTAATATTAGTTTGTATCTTTTTTATTTCCATAACAATGACATTCTTAATTTCATTACATGTTCAAAAGTTAATATAGGCGTATTTTGTATCATTTCATTTATTTTGTAAAATCCTAAATCAGCAGCATCCGCATCTTTTAACTCTATAAAATAAACATTTAAACCTTCCGCCATAAACTTTTCAGCAATATCTAATGCATTTTTAATTGCATCAGCATCTAAACAAATATATATGTTTTTTACTCGTTTTTCTATAATTTTTTTCTGAAGTGCAGGTTGAATTATTTTACCAAATAATGGTATTGCATTTCTTTTAACTGCAATTGCATCAAATGCACCTTCACAAAGTATGATAGGTTGTGACCAATTTATAAACATATCAAATCCAATTATATCTTTTGATACTGTTGGATTTTTATGTTTTTGTGTATCATCTTTATAAAATGCTCTAGATACAAAATAATTTAACATTCCATTACAATCATAACTAGGTATTATAATTTTTCCACTATACTGACCTGATTCAGAATAACCAATACGATATTTTAATATGTCAAAAATTGTAACACCTCGTTTTTTTAAATAATGTATTGCATTACGATAATCTGGTGTATTTTTTGATATCCATAACGGTTTATAATCTTCTGGTAATTGTAATGTTATTGTTTTTTCAGTAACCGATGAATCATGTTTATATTTTGCAGATTCAATTAATTTTGATAATTGTTCAAACTTATCTTTTGGAAGATTTAATTGTTTAAACAAAGAAGCAATGGTTCGACCTTTTTTATCAGAAATCCAACAATGCCATGGATTTTCTCCGGCAGTTGTAGTATTAATATTAATTTCTAATTTAGGTTTATAATGAGAAATAAAAGGAGAGAAAAATGCAATATTATCGCCAGAAGTATTTTTACCTTTTCCTAAGATAGATTCTAATAATTCTAGTAGTTTTAGATTTTTCATATTATATTATATATTAATTTAATATGAAATCCAAATAAATTATATTAATTGTTCATTACATACATTGCATTACTGAATGAACGATCATTCAAAATTAAAATTTAGAATAATCTATTAATAAAATAAATTTCATTAACATTATTCAATATAATAAATATTTTTCACAAATCCAACCTTTATTTAAAAAAAGTTGAAACATTGTTCGGTTGTTCTCCTTTTTTAACACATTCAGATAACCATTCTTCTGGAATTAATTTCTTTGCAATATATTTTATACCTAGTTTTAATGCATATGATTCATATGTAGTACTACTAGCTTTTGAAATTTTTTGTGAAGGATTTTGAAAAACTAAACGAATGTCAATACCCGGGTTTGATGTTAAAACATGTTTCATTTTTAAACGATCTGCACTAGTCCATCGTCCTTTAGTTTCAATAAACATTAATTTACCATTTTTCTTAACAAATACAAAGTCTGGAGTATATTTTGCTTTACGTTCTGGTACTATATAATTTAATGTTTCTGTTTCATAATTCAAAGAATATTCAGTAGATTCAATTTGTTTTGATACTGTTAATTCCAATCCTGATTTATAACCGTATTTATATGCTTCAGCGCGTTTTCCATTTTTTGCGCCATGCCAATGATTTTTTGCCATAACTTTTAATTTAATTTACCAATCAATCATTACTAATTGCCCATTCCATTGCATTATATTATCTAGTTTAAAATCTAGATCTAAATCTAAATCTGGTATTGACATTTTATTAATATCTTGTTGTAAAGCTGAAATAAAATTTGTAATTGTATCTTGAGTATTAATTGTGTCTAAAAAGTCAAAAATACTAACTTCACCACCTTCTGATTTTGCAAATTGTTTGTAACCAGAAATAAATTTTTCTAATCTCAATTTTATAGTACCAGGCAATTCATTCGCCCGGGCCATTATATACATATTTTTTCCATCTACGTAATATACTGGAATAAAAGTTGAATATTTTGTATATTGATTAACTATTTTACTCGCTACTTCATACTCGGCTGGCTCATCGGTTATTTTAAATAAAAAATCTTCACCATCAATTTCATAAACCCGGCCGTTATCTCCCTGACCGAACAGCCTAAACTGTTTTTCTTGTATTTTATTTAATAATTTATCAATTTCAGACTGTGAAATTTCTAATAATATTTGTTTCAAACGTATCATAATCCTGGTTTCGATGGTTTAAGCGAAAGTTGTTTATCTAAATCAATTCGTATTAAAAAATTCATATCAACATCACTTCGTTTTTTAATTGGCTGTGCTAATTTACCTATTGCTAATAATCTTCCATAATCATCATATAAACCAATTGTTGTAATGTATGGACTAAAATCGCTACCCGAAACAAACGGTAAATATGATATATCATTATCAGCTGTAAGTGTAGGATTCAATGACATATTATACTCGCCAGAATCTACTCTAACTAAAACACTTAATTCATGTATATCAACCGTACTACGATAACTTCCTACATATGGTAAAAACGCTAATGTATTATAACGGTAATGTGGACTAGATATCACAGCTATTCCGTGTTCATGAAATATATTTCCAACATGATTAGTTTGTAAAAATGTTCCTGCTTCCGTACGATCTGCTAACGCACTTATATTAGATGTTGTTAAACATTTATTAAAGATTCTAACTTCATCTAGTACTCCTGTCAAATTTGAGCTATTGGTGCTAAAACCACCTAAATATAATGAACTAGAATTGTGTATATTGCCACTAGCAGTTAATGCATTGTTAGGCACCACATAAACATTTGTAGAAAGCGAAGAATGTAATGTACCGTTAATATACATTTGCATATAACTTCCAGATTTTTGGCAAACAACATGAGTCCAATCCGTAATAGTGGCAGATGATGTTATGGTACTTTTTAAATTACTAGCAGCTGCAGATGTAAATTTAATTTGATCACTTCCACTTAATTCAATTTTAAATGGATATTGCGTAGTTGATGAATTAAATAATTTACCTAGTATTAATTGATCTGAAATACCGTTATTTGATGCAGAAATAAAAAATGATATTGCAAAATTATTATTTCTATCATAATATCCGTTAAGATCTGATCGTATATAACCATTTGAAAATTTTGCAGCTAATCCAACAGATCCACTACCACCTGTAGTAACAACGATACCTGGAACATATTCCACTCCAGATGATTCATATGAAATTCGATCTGTATCAAAATATTCATTAAATCCTTCATACCACATTACGCCAGTAACTATAGATCCCGTATCATACGATGCATCATATAAATTACCATATCGGTCAGATTGTATTGTATATGTATATGTATTTTCAGATCCGATACCATAATACGATAATCCATAATAACTAGCGCCGTATATTCCTATAGTAGCGCCATTAGTATTTACAGTAAATGACTCTGGTTTTATTCCTAAACCAACTTTATTTTGCGGAAATGAAAGTATAGAAGCGGATTGATATAGATATTTTTTAGTTTTATTTAAATTATTACCACCAAATGTATTAAATGGCTGATCTTTTCTTTTATAAAATAAATGATCTATAGAATAATAATTGATTGTATCTAGTTTACCATTTAATGTAGTTTGATGATTACTAATATTATTATTTAAGTTTGTTCCCAATGCAGGTAAATATCTAACACTAGATGGTGTATAAACAGAAAATAATGATAGTAATGAACTAGTAGCGCTACCAGATGAAAAATTCCACAGTTTATAAGATTTAAAAGGATTAACTTTTATATCAGAATCTTTAATTTTTTTAAAAACTATAGAATATGAATCTGAATTTTCTTGGCTGTTATCTTGTATACTATTTACCATGTGAATGTTCGTATATTAAAAAACCTGCTATACTAATAAATATAGCAGGTTAAATAATACGGTATTTTTTAAAGAATTAGAAATCTAATTTAACTCTAATCAATGCCTCTCGGGAAAATGATTTTAATAATGGTTTACTTAATTTTGCAACTGCTAATAACTCTGTACGATCATTATATAAACCAACAGTTGTAATATAAGTTTTTGGATCTCCAATAAATGTTGCCTGAGCAATTTGACCATCACTGCCAGTTACAAACGATGGATTATTTGAAAAATTATATTCGCTATTTTTTACTCGTACAAAATAATGTGTACTAGTTATTTTTTCAGAATTACGAGCATAAAACCCATATGGATCGCTTGTAACAGGATTTGTATATAATGCAGAACCTGATATTGAATGGTACATTGCAAAATGATTATTTCCTTCTTTGCTAGAAGATAAATTAGTTTTAAATCCTAGTCTTTGATCTAATACGTT